TTAGCGCCTGAAACTGTGAACCTGAAAACGCATCGGTCAGGGGCTTGAAGGCTTCTGACAATTTCGCCTTTATGCTGTTCTTGATATTCTCAAAAGCGGCATTGACATTGCCTTCGACTTTTGGAATATCTTTCATGCCCGCCAGCGCTTCCGTAATGGGATTATCCGCGGCCCCGCCTGCGCCCGCGGCCCGTGTCTGCGCCTGAACCAGCGCCAGCATTTGCTGAATGACCTGGCTTTGCAGCTCTATTTTTTCCTTGAGCTGATCCTGTTCGGCTTCGGCGGTCTTTACCTGATCCTCGGCGGTGCGGGCGCTGTCAATGGCAACTTTGCGATTGCTTTTTGCCAGTTCATACTCTTTGCGTTTGGCCGCAAGAACAGCCGGGTTTGCGCCGGCCTTTGCGAGTTCGTTATACTCATTCATCACCCGGATCATGTCGGAATTGGCTTTATCAGCCTGTTCCAGTGACCGCTTGTACTTTTCATTGGCAAGAGTAAGACGGTCGGTTGCGCCGGCAAGTTTTCCTTGCAGATCATACAGGCTTGCGAGTTCGCCGCCAAACAAACCCACGCCTTGCAGCATACCCGTCACGTCGACACTGGTTCCACTCAAGTCCTGGATCATGGCGCGGGTGATATCGCCAATCATATCCGCGCCCGCGGTCTCGGACAGGTTGCCGGAAGATACCAGCGCGTTGATCGCAGATCCAATCAAGCCAGACATTGACCCGAGAACGCTAAAGTCTGCGCTGGTCATGCCGTGCAAGAACTCGGTCATAGCCGCAACGCCCCAGATATCGATCTCAGGCGCTATTTTCGGCGGCGACCCAGGAGCCATCCAGTAACTAAGCATATTCGAGATAAAGTCAATGGCTCCGACCAGCACCGTGTTTGCGGCGTTGATCATGCCCACTGCAAACTGTGACACAAGATTTGCGCCCCAGTAAAGCGATTTCTCGGCGAACGCGGCGATACCGTTTCCGGCCCGCGCCAACAGATCAATAAATATGTCCATGCCGGGACCGGCGACGTTGTTGATCACGTCCCCGATGACCGAGAAATGAGCGCCGATCCGCATCAGCACCGGTTCGAGTTTGCCGCCTTCACCGACCGCTTCTGAAAACTTTTTCACGGCCGTGGTCACGCCCTGCACCATCTTGAGCAAGCCATCCTGAAACGGCGTGCCAATGGAGATACGAATATCATCAAACAGACGCGGAAGGCTGCGAATTTGTTTACTGGCGCTGCCCATTGCCGTGGTGTAGGCCCCGGAAATCTTTGCGCCCTCTTCCATGACCGCGTTCAGATTGGCTTGCACCCGTTCTGCAGAAGTCAACTCCTGAATGGATTTACCTGCCGCTTTTGCGACTTCATCCAGCGACTTGCCGAAATTGACATTTAAACCCGCGGTCCTCGCGACTTCGGTTTGCCCGGAAATGATCGCGTACATCAGCCGCTGCAAGGTCTCGGTCGAATTGGAGCCGGATAAAACCGCGGCGTCCTGCGCGACCCTGGCGATATCGGTGGATTTTGCCATATCGATCTGGTAACGGGCGAACTGGGTCACGATATCTGCGGCCACACCGGCTTCGATACCGGTCTTTCGCACGGCCTTGATAAAGCCATCGACTTCGGCGCCGGTGTAGCCCTGCTGCTGCCCCAGCATCTTCGCAACCATACGCAATTCCTCGAACCTGGCCGCGGTCATCACCGCTTCCTTGCCAACTTCTATGGTTTTTGATACCAACCCCGCCATTGCGCCGGTCAAACCGACAATACCCGTCACCAGCAGGCCGCCGGCGACAACGCCCATCGCCGTGGCGCGAGTGGTCGCTGTGCCTACGGCATTGGTAAATGCGCTGGTCTGGGCCTGAGCCTTTCCCAGCGCATCACTGTATTTTTGCTGATCCTTTACGGTAAGTTTTACGCCAACTTCAGGCAGTGCGGTTGTTACCATTATTTTTTGACCTCCGTAGCTGCTTTTTACGGGCTTCTTCTGCCAGCACCGCCTCGATCTTGTTTTTTGCCCTGTACTTGGCTACATGAGCTGCCTGTCGCCAGCCTTCGAGCTTTTCAAAATCTTCATACCTGTAACCACTGTCTTCGGCCGCCAACCTCCATTCCAGAAAGTTTGAGTAAGATACTTTGCTGCCAGGTGTTGAATACAGAAAAATATCACGCCCTTTAAATTCAACTCTGAAACGTGTCCAGTGCGGCCTGGACATCCTCCTCGACAGGTTGAGACCGGCGTACAATCGCGTTCACGAGTTCAGCGAGGCCGTCATCGGTGCCGCCGGCAATCATCAGGATATACGCCATTTTGTCATCGTAGCTGATTTCCTTGCCGTATTCGGTACGGTAGAACTCGCGTAAGTCCTGGATTTCCTGTTTCTGCTCTTCAGTCAGGGTCAGAACGACCCCGCGCTTGATCACCAGGCGTTGCAGCTTGTCTTCGAAGTCAATGGCATATTGCGCAAGCGCCTGCACATATTCCGGCGCGGCCGGGTTCGGCTCCATTTTCTTGTTGCCGTCGCCATAATCCACTTCCTGAAGCGGGGCCTGCGGAGGCGGAAAATCCCGGCGTAACTGCGTTACCAGCGCCGACCCGACGTTTTGAATCTGGAGTACCACGCCGGTGTCCTTGCACGTAAAAGTTTTCAATTTATCGGTTTGCATCTCTTGATCCTTCACATAAAGTTTGTTGTCCGGGCCCTATTCAGACCCGGACATAATCTAAGCGTTGGTTATTGCCGGGCCGCGTAACCCATCAGCACGATACCATCGACACCGTTACCGGCCAGACCAGCGACCGCAATCGCGTTCGCGGCATAGCCAGGGTCTTCAGTGGCGGGGACGGCAATGCGATTGGCGCGGTTGAAAGTAGGCCAGTTGATAATGCGATTGGCCCGCCGCGTCCAGTCCGCGCCGCCGTCCCAGGTTGTGAACAGACGCGCGGTCGGGGTCGAGGTGGTATGCACGAAGTAACCGACTTCATCAGTGGCAAAGACAATATCTTCAATTACGCCGGTGTTCTGGCCTTCAAAAGACTGTTCGATCCAGCTCTCGCCGCCGTTGAGGGTGTAGTACAGGTGCGCGGCGAAATCGGTCCCGACCCAATACCGGTCTTTGTCCAGTACTTCCACGGCATTGATATTCAGCGTACCCGCCGGAGCCGCAGTCGTCGCCGCAAATGTCACACCGCGATTGACACTGCGAATCACGGTCCCGCTTGCGCCGACCGCCACAATGGTGTCGCCGCGTCCTTTGACACGATTCAGGTTTGCGGTTGTGGCGCTGCCGGCGTTCAAAACCGTGACGCCCGCGGTAATATCTACGGATTTGTAGACGTAACCACCCAGACCCACGAAATAAACTTCACGGGGGCCAGCGACATAGATATCACGCGGTGACTTCGATGCCACGAAACCGGCGGTAATCTTCGAGAAGGTTCCGGGAACGCCGGTGCTGGCGTTGATTTCGGCAATGTGATAGGCGTCGGCTCCGATCACGACCAGATAATTCCCAACCACATCCACCGCATACAGCGCTTCCGCAGCCCCGGCGGTGTTGACGTTGGCCTGCGCCCAGGTCAATCCGCCATCCACCGAGTACACCAGTTCCGGCGGCAGACCCGGAGAACCGGCGCCACTGGTGGCAATGATCGCGTACAGGCGCTTGTCGCCGTTATCGCAGTCGTCACAACCATTGGGTGCGCCAAAGACAATATCAATGGCTTCACGGTCAACCTGAGCGCTCGCGCCTTCGCCGAAAGCAAGACTGCCGACCGGGTAGGCTGAGGACAGCACCAGCGACAACCCGTCAACAATTTCTTCGTCGCTGTCGAAAGCCGTGCGAGTTCCGAGGTCTTTCTCGGTCACGACGGCACCGGTGTAGAGCATGACGTAATCGCTCCAGCCACCGACAAAATCCATGAGGTTGCCGCAGATGCCGCTGGTCTCATACAGGTTGAAGGTGCAGCCGCTTAGAAGCTGGCGGGGAATGCTGCCATGCTTTTCACGAATATTCAATGTCGCCGTGACCAGATCGGCTGGGGAATAACGCCGGCCAACCAGCTTGTATTTCCCGACACGGCGAGGATCAGGAACCCAGATCGGATCAATTCCACCGAGTTCTGGAACGGACACGCCGTCAATACTCATGTATTGGGCGTCCTGGCCTTGATAGGCCACGGGGTTGTTCGGGCGCGCGCCACCATATTGGATATACGCACGCTTGTGCTTTTGCGTCAGAATTTCATCTGCACGAATGTCAGGCATTTTTCTTACTCCTTAGATAAAAATGGTGGCAATTTCCTGCCCATAACATCATTATAACATGAGCGTGTAGCCAAACCAGCCTACACGGAATAGCCGCGTATGGTTCGCAACGGCACGACTTCTTTCCAGGCGTAAACCTGGCCGGCGCGGGTACCAAAGGGATTATTCAGGTCTTCGCCGGAGATGGAATATTGCTCGTCGTTGACGCCGGCGGATCTGGCAATATCAAATTGCCAACGGTAGAGTTCGCTGTTTGCGCCTTCGCAGGCGCAGATCGGGCGCGCGAGTTCAGCCGCGGCAAAACGTGTGACCAGAGACCGGTAGCGGGGATGGACGTTCCCATTTTGAAGCGGCACCCCGGCCAGATACCGAATAATCACGCGGTCTGGCGGTCGCCATGTCTCCAGATGATAAACCGGCTCCCAGGCAGATGTCGTGGTATTGTAAACGGCTTCCCCGACTCCGAACGTACCCAGACCCGCATCTCTTACCGCCAACCGCGCCAGCGCGTAAGCATAAGCCGCGGGATCGCCATTAGTAACGGGATAACTACACGCAAACATCGGCCACGGCCGCGATTCCCAGATCAGCACCGCTTCCGCGGTATCATAAGTGGTGCCATGCATGGGGTAGTGGCGGTAGATATCCACGGTTGAGACGAAATTGGTTGCCAGCGCCGGATCAATGGGATCGACGTTGACACCCATCTGCAGCACCGGTTTTACCAGCAACCAGCTCCGACCCTTGACCGTCAGCGTGCCGGCGTTGATTTCGACCTCGACCGGGGCGATTTTGTACTCTGCGATATCGTGACCATCGACACGATCAGCGACCGAGAAATAAACCTCGACCTCGCTGGTGTCTGTCAATATTGTTGGGGTGGTCACGGTGAAGGTATCGTTCAGGCCATCGCCGTCGCTGTCGCTGTAACCCACGGCCACGCCGGCATGAGTTGAAACCAGAGCTTCGCTGCCGGCACTAATGATCCGACCCTCACTGGCATTGACCGTGATCCAACGCGCATCGGCCCCGGCATAACCCATGCGGTCAAAACGCAAATCCGGGTAGCGCGGGAACCGCACCGTTTCCTCGATGAAGTTGGGAGCGACGGCATAATTCAGATACGTTTTCAGCCTGGATTCAGCGGTTTCCAGCGCCCGCCGTATCTGCTGCCGTCCCACCGCATCCGCGTTTTGCCAGTTGTACTGGTACACGAGCGTGTTGCAACCCGTCAGCAGCGGCACTTTTGACCCGGATAACTGATAAAAATGATAGGGGTGGAACCCAAATTCTTCCCTGAAAGTTTCGAGTGGCGTAAGATTCATAATTTTATTATACAACACCTGTTATTCCTGCGGGAACACAATCCCGGTGTAGACATCAGTCGATGGAGAAAACACATTGGGCCGATGAATCAATTCCGTCACCTCAACTTCTGCCCTGTTGGTTGAGTTACACCAGTACATCCGCACCCACGCCCCACCGATGGGTTTGGGAACGCCGCCGCGAGTGACGTCCCAGCCCGCGCTGCCGTCACCATAAGATTGTTTATAACCGGGTGTGCGGATATGGTGCTGAATGTCGAAGTATTGATCGCCTTTGTTGCTGATACGTTCTCGCGGGATCGGCATATGATACCCATGATGACTATGCCCGTTCACGACAATATCCGCGTCTGGCAAGAACACCGCCTGCCGATTGGTTTGAATCGCGCCGCGTGTTACCGGGGCCTCGCCGCCGCTGCCGTGAAAATATTTCAGCTTGATTGAGTTCTGCGGGTTTTTCTTGCGCTCCCACATAAACCGCACCCAGCCGCCGTAACCGCCATGTTTGATCTGGCCGCCGTGATTA